TGGTGGAAGGATCCTACTTTGGAAGATATGGCTCGCAAGTACTGGCGGAAGAAGAGCTATGTGTTCCAGGGTTTTGTCACGCAGAATCCTAACAAGGATGATAACACGCCGGAAAATCCAATCCGGAGATTTATCATCAATCCTAGCGTGTTTGATGCTATTAAGGCGATCCTTATGCGTCAGGATCTTGAGAATAGCCCTACTGATTACGAATCTGGACGTGATTTCTACCTGTCTAAGACAACTAAGGGTGGGTATGCCAATTATAGCAGCTCATCTTGGTCTATGAAGGAACGTGCTCTCAACGTTGATGAACTCAGCGCCATTGAAAAGCATGGACTGTTCACGCTCAACAGCTTCCTGCCAAAGAAGCCGGATGATGCGCATCTCGCAGCAATCATGGAGATGTTTGAAGCATCGGTGAACGAGGATCTCTATGACGCAGATCGTTGGGGACAGTTCTATCGTCCAAACGGCATGCGCATGGATGCGTTTGCTAGCAACAACGATGTTGCTGCTAACACCACAGCAACTCCTGTGACCAAACCAGTCACAGCAGCCAGCATCATGGAACGTGCGGCTCCAAAGGCAGCTCCAGTGGACGAAGCTCCATTTGATGTGGATCCGCCCAAGGCAGCAGCACCAGCAGCACCAGCAGCAGAAAAGCCAACATTAAACTCTCCTGATGCTATCCTGGCAGCCATCCGCGCTCGCAAGCTCGGCGGTCAATCCTAATCCAATAACACACAGGATGGGCGAGCAAATCGCCCATCCTGCCACATGATCACAGGAGCAAAAAGTGAAGCCATTTGACATCAGTAAATTCAGGAAGGACATCGCCAAGACTATCCCTAGTCTCAGCCTTGGATTCCATGATCCTAAGACTTGGATCCACAGCGGTAATTACGCTCTAAACTATGCTATCAGTGGTGACTTCAAGAACGGTATCCCGTTGGGCAAGGTCACCATGTTTGCTGGACAATCTGGTTCCGGCAAAAGCTATATCTGCTCAGGCAACGTCATAAGAAACGCTCAGCGAGCGGGTGTGTTCCCGATCTTGATCGATACAGAGAACGCACTTGACGAGAACTGGCTCAAGCCACTGGGCGTTGATACGAGTGATGAGAAGCTGCTCAAAGTAAACATGGCCATGATCGACGACGTTGCTCGCTTGGTCAGCGACTTCATGAAAGACTACAAGAGCAGGTTTGACAAGGTTGACCCAGAAGAGCGTCCAAAGATCCTGTTCGTGCTGGACAGTCTGGGCATGCTGCTGACACCCACCGACGTGAACCAATTCGAAGCTGGTGAGATGAAGGGTGACATGGGTCGCAAGCCCAAGGCACTGGCAGCACTGGTGCGCAACTGCGTGAACATGTTTGGTGAGTATGACGTTGGATTAGTGGTTACCAACCACACCTATGCCAGCCAAGACATGTTTGATCCGGATGACAAGATCTCAGGCGGTCAGGGATTTGTGTATGCAAGCTCTATCGTGGTAGCCATGCGCAAGCTCAAGCTCAAGGAAGATGAGGATGGCAAGAAGGTCACAGACGTGCGCGGTATCCGTGCAGCCTGCAAGATCATGAAGACACGCTACAACAAGCCGTTTGAAAGCGTGGAGATCAAGATCCCTTGGGACACTGGCATGAACGAATATAGCGGTCTGATCGAGATGTTCGAAAAGAAGGGCGTGTTGGTCAAGGACGGCAACAAGCTCAAGTACACCGACAAGACAGGCAAGGAACATAAGTATTTCCGGTCTGGTGTCACCGACGAGCTGTTGGATCTGATCATGACTGAATGGGACGAGACTAAGATAACCCCAGTCTTGGAACTCGAAGTTGATCCAGACAACATGGATTCCGCAACATCGGAGGATTGATAGATGGAAATCGGAGCAAGCCTGCTATTAGAAGTCTGGGAGGTGGTCAATGACCTCCTTCCAAACAACAAGAGAGAAGACATGGCTAGGAGATTGGTCAACATCTTCGCAGACAAAGGCATGGATCGAGATGATTTTGAAGCCATAAAAGGCGAAGATGATCACCTTGACAGTGCCATCGATGCGCATTATACTGGTGAACCAGTGGAAGAAGATTATGAATATGATCTTGACTATGAGGATGATTGATAGACATGACCAGGCAAAAGAACGAGTCACAGGACGTTTTCATAGACCAGCTACAGAAGCGAGTTGACTCTGCGCTTGATAGCCGAGATATGACAGATATCGCAGCTGCTCAACTAGAAGTACAGTTTGCCATGCTGCAGTGCCTTCATCAGATGGACTGGAAGCTCTGGGAACTTTACAATAAGTTTGGTACATAACCGAGTATAAATCATGTGGTATAATCGAGTCGTCGATGACATGGCTATGCTGCCAGATGCGATCGATTGGTATCAACATCAGCTGGAAGGTTCCTGGGTCGAAGCCAAGATCGTGGGCGGCATCGAAAGAGCCGCCCAAGAACTCAGCGGCATAATGGCCTATCGCTTTGGACAGCTGCAGGAAGTTGAAGCCATACTCAAGCATCTAAACATAAAGTATGATAAGCTACGCAGCGATCACTATCGCAGGTATCTGGAACGCTATCAGCGCGAGCTTACTGATCGCAGCATCGAAAAGTACATCGATGGGGAAGATGACGTGGTCACCATGGCCACGCTGATCAACGAAGTTGCGCTTGTGCGCAACAAGTATCTGGCACTGATCAAAGGCCTCGACGTGAAGCAGTTCCAGATCAGCAATATCGTGCGCCTGCGCATACAGGGCATGGAAGATGCGCATCTGGACACTCGAGGCTGAATCTGCGGTATTTTTAACGGTTTTTTCACTATTTTCATCAATGATTTCAAGCCTATAATGCTGAAAAAACCGCTTGACAGCACCTCATATTGTGCTATTGTATGGACATACGAGAGCACAACGGAGCCAAAAGCATGTCAGCAAGCTACGTACACGTTACAGAGGGTCGCACACGCGGCGGAGCCAGCGTAAGCAATGTCTCTCTCAAGCTGCTTGAGACGCAGAAGCGCGACAAGGACGGCATCTATATCACGGTAGATGGCGCAGATGTACCTGGCTTGCGTGCGGGACGCAACCGCATCTATGTGAACGATTCTGCTCACATTAGCTATGTTGGCGAGCTGCACACAGCAGCCAAGGCACCAGTAGCAGAGCAGGCTCGCACAGATGATCAGATCCGCAAGGAACTGCAAGAGACTTTTGATATTCTCGAAGACATGAGCCGCGCGGTTGCGGCTAACATCGTCAAGGGTTTGGTTGTGAGTGGTCCAGCTGGTATTGGTAAGAGCTACACTGTGGAGACCACGCTGCATGACACGCTGGACGTGCTGGGCCGCTTGAATGGCATGGGACAGATGTACGAAGTGATCAGCGGTGGATGCAGTGCTAGCATGCTGGTAGAGAAGCTCTACTACTTCCGTGAGGAAGGACAGGTGCTGGTGTTTGATGACTGCGACAACGTGCTCTATGATGAGGACTGCCTCAACTTGCTCAAGGCTGCTCTGGACAGCAAGAAGACTCGTCGCATCAGCTACAACCATCGCAGTTTGGCACTGGAGAAGAGCGGTGTGCCCAACAGCTTCGAGTACAAGGGTGGCATCGTGTTCATCACCAACCTCAAGTTTGATCAGGTACGCAGCGAGCGCTTGAAGAACCATTTGGAAGCCATCGTGAGCCGCTGCCACTACATGGATCTGGGCATTGACTCTCAGCGCGAGAAGCTCATTCACATCCGCAACACCGTGGAACGCCACGACATGCTGCGCAATTATGGGTTCAATGAGCAGGAAAAATCTGAAGTACTTGATTATGTCATGACACATGCGGATAACCTTCGCGAGCTCAGCCTGCGCATGATCCTCAAGATCAGCGACATGCGTAAAGCCATGCCGCGCAACTGGCAGTCAGTGGTTGCCAAGAGCTGCCATCGCAGGGCTGCTTGATATCCAACAGCATAAAACAAACATGACGCAGCCAAACTGGCTGCGTCTTTGTCTCTGTATTGCTAATAGCATCCAAGCCGCATAAACTATAGCTGAGCTGTGTGCCATCAGAAGAGTTGCCGCTGATGGGAATCTGCCTAGGATCAACACCCAGGGTCCGCACAGCTGGCAACTCGGGAGCGCGGGCCTTGAGCCCAGTCGTCCAGCGCATCTATCGAGTAACGCCTGGTGACGAGCTAGTGGCTGACTGCTTTTCTATGCTGGAGCAGCACAGCAGCCTAGGTCCCGGGACCTGACGGCGCTACTATACGGCATGGTCGTGACGCTGGGTGCGTAGGCTTGATAAGCGCCAGCTGCGTGAGCAGGTGGTATTAGGCGGCAGTGAACGGACCTACGATAAAGGTCGCCGGAGGAGTGGACGCTCGCGTAACCGGCTCTTGCTTTCAGTAGATTCTCCGACTATATTATGAGGTGTTAGCACTGCCACTGATGGAGTGCTAATTTTCCATTTAACCAAGGAGACTACGATGGAACTGAGACCGCTTAATAATCGGGTCATAGTGAAGCGCGTGGACAGCGAGACTGTCACGAAGGGCGGCATCGTCATCCCTGACACTGCAGCAGAGAAGCCTGACCAGGGCACAGTGCTTGCTGTGGGCAAAGGGACCAAGGATGATAGCGGCAACTATATCCCGCTGGATGTTAGCGTGAATGATCGCGTGTTGTTTGGCAAGTATGCAGGCACACAGATCAAGATTGACGGGCAAGACCTA